TTCCTAGTGAACCACCGTTACCACCACGCATACCACCACCACCTGAGCCACCGCTACCACCTGATGTAGCGCTACCGTTACCACCGCTACCACCAGAAGTGCCCGAATAACCCCAACCACAAGTTTCTCCTGAATATCTACCGGATGCGCCTGAGCCACCATTAGCGCCACCGCCGCCACCGCCACCACCATACATACGAGGGAATGAATCGTAACCACCTGAGCCACCACCGCCACCACCACCACCACTATACGATGCAGTACCACCACTTCCGCCTGTACGTGTGCCTGCTGTATCAAAGATTACTGATAGATTTGAGTCGCCTTGCGAGTGTTCAAAGGCATTACCACCCGAACTACCTGTAGCACTAGCGCCACTACCTGAGCTACCTGAATTAGCAGCAACGTACCCAAAACATCCTGACCCGTACTTTCCTGTGCCACCGTTTCCTCCTGAACCATTTCCTCCTGAACCACCTGAGCCACTAACACCTACAATAGAACCATTGTTAGTAATATTGATAGTAGTACCTGAACCCCAACCTGTTCCTGTAACCATAGCCGCAACACCTGATGAAGTAGAGCTTACTGTAACCCCTGAGTTAATCGTAAGAATAACAGGAGTAGATTTATCACCGCCTGCTGCAATTGCTTGTGCGCCAATATCGTAGTTATTCACATTAGATGTAATGTTTAATACAGTTGCTGCTACACCATTGTAGAAGCTCTTCATACCAATAGCTCCCGATGTAGCTACATTTGGGTTAGCACCTGCGGGAACATTGTTTCCGCCACCGTAGTATTCACTCATAGAATGAGGTGCTGAACCTCCAAACTCTGCTGCAATTTGCGATATTGATATAGCGCCTGAGCCTTGTAAAGCCATAGATTACTCCTTAAATAGTGCCTGAAGCAGTTACATCTCCAACACAAGTCAGATTGCCTGAAGCGTCTAGTTTCATCTTGTTAGTTCCGCCTGTAGCAAATAGCAATACACCACTAGCTTCTGTAACAGTCCAATTACCTAAATCAACAGTTGTTGCGTTTACAGTTGTTGCTGTAGATGTAGTACCTACAAGAGTAGTAATTGTTGCTGATGATAATGTTCCACCTGTAGCAAGTTTAGTGTCTAGCTGAGTTTGAATTAATGAAGTAACACCATCTACGTAGTTTAATTCCGCAGGTGTTGCTGTTACAATAGTTCCATCAATCTCTAAGTCTGTTAAGTCAGGAGAAATCTGCGCTCCACCGTCTAACAAGTTATCAATCGTGTCTAAATTAGTATTTAGTTTTGTTCCCCAAGTATCAGCCGATGCACCTACTTCAGGTTTAGTCAGCGAATATGTGGTTGTAGTAGTATCTGCCATAGTATTATTCCTTTAAAATTTACCTTTCCATACTCTTAATTTATCAAAGTCGCCACTAAGTAGCATCTTCTTAACAACGTCTTTGCGAGCATCGACATCATCCCATCTAACACCTAGTTTATCACAAACTTGCTTGAGTAGGTGAATAGGTATGCTACCTGCTAATCTACTCTCACCTGTCTGACCTAAACCCTGTTTATTAATCTCTGCTACACGGTCTAAATAAGGTTGGTTTGAGTAAACGCTTTCAACGATAATCTCTTGTTTCTTCTCGTCAACGTGTACCTTCTCTCCTATCTTCATTTCTTAGCCTTTGCTTTCTTAGGTGTTACTTTCTTATTTTCGGCAATAACTTTAAGTCTAAAGTCTCTCTTTGCCTCTAAATCTAGTTTCTTAACAATATCGACCTCTTCCTTTGATGCGGTAACGATTTCGCCTTGATAATTAGTTTTTCCATTAAGGAAAATGTTGTTACTTAGTATTTCTACTTTCATGTTTCTCTCCATAGTAAAAAGGGCGACATACGCCACCCCTTTTATTACATCATCTAGCTAGTTGAACAATCTACTACCATTGCTGATGCAGCTTCGTTCTTACAGATAAGAGTCAACTCAGTCAATACTTGACGTTTAGTTGAATCACCTGTCTTAGCAAGAGCTGTGTTCTTAGTCGGACGTAATGCCGCACAAGACCACATGTCGTTTTGCATGATAAATACGTCACGACCTGCGTTTTCACGAGTAGGTGTAAACTCTACAGTACCCCAAGGAGTAACGTAAACGTCTAGTGACTTAACAACTTTCTTGTCACCTGCTTGTACAGATGAGCGTTGGTTGTTGTTACCTGTGAAACCTAATGCAATATTCATTTGGTAAGACGAAAGGTAAACTGAGTCAGGACGACCACCATTAGACCAAACTGACTGCATCGCTGAATCGAAGTCTGCTTGAGTGAATGCTGTCTGAGTACCGTTTGTACGAGCATCAGTACCATCGCCTGTTGGGTTAGCTGAACTTGTTCCTGCGTTAGTGATGTTAGATGTCATCCAAGATGGAGCGCCTGCTAACTCACGAGCAACAGTAGCTGAACCTGCAACACGAGCGTTATTAGCAAATAATGCCTTCTCAATATCTAGTTTTTGCTCTTTAGCAATCTTTAGAGTTTGGTAAGCCATTTCAGCAGAACGACCTGCTTTATCAAGACCTTCATCAGTATCAGGAACTGTTACAGCATTCTTAAAGATTTGCGTGTAGTTACCAAGACGTTCTGTGCCTGTCATTGCATTAGCAGTAGTGTCGTCACCTTCAATGTGCTTGTTGTCAGCAGAAGCACGTAATGTGTCAGTCTGCCATTCATGTAAAGTGTTTGAAGCCTTTACTTTTTTAAGTGATGAATAGAACGGGGTCTCTTCAGGTGAGATGTTATAAATTACGTTCTCTAAGTCCTCGCGGATTCCGTTAGCGTCATAGCTATCAAATGTATTTGATGGTTGTGCCATGTTATTACTCCTTTTATTAGGTATTTAAAATTAAACCAAGTGCATCTTCAATGCTACCTGTTTTACTAAGTTGTGCCTTTTGGCGTGTCCGAACTTTTGTCTTGGAATCACTCACTTTCTTCGCACCCGCTTTTACGATAGGTCTAGCTTTCTTAGTCTTAGCGACTGCCTTAGCTTTACCTGACATAATATCACGGTATTTCATAGCATCATTTAGAACTTGAATTGCCCTATGGTCCATCACTTGTCCGATTTCCTCGGCTGAATAACCATAATGCTCACGTCCTACCTGTACCAATCTCTCCTTGATTTTGCTAGCTTTATTAGAGTCGGCAAATTCAGGAATCTTCTGTTGTAAGGTCTGTAACTCTTGCTTTAGATAAGTCTGTTTAGCAGTCTTCTCAGCTTGTGAAGTTTGATTACTCACTTGCTGAAGTTGTGCCATCTGACCATCATAAGCCACTTTACTCTCATCAAAATTAAGCTTCTGTTCCATGTAACCGATAGGGTCACTTTCGAAAAGCTCTCTTGAAGGTGGAGTTGGTGCTTGTGTTACGCCTCCCTGTTGAAGTTGCTTGTAAAGTTCGTTTATCTGTTGACGTTCGTTTAACAGGGCAGAATAGACTGATTCAGCTTCTTTACGTTGCTGAGCAGCTTCTTGCATACCCTTTTGGACGTATTTCTGTCCGCTATAGCCTTGCTTTAGTTCATCCAAAGTTACTTCTACGTCATTTCCATCAACCTTGACAGTAATGTTAGAAGGCTTTGCTTGAACGGCATCCTCTACTTGGTCGTAATCTTCGTCCGACTCTGACTCTAACTCTAACTCTTGCGAATCTTCATCTTCATCTTCGTCTTCTACTTCTTCAGGTTCTGTAATATCTACTTCTTCAGTATCAGCAGTCTCTTCTACTTCCGTAGCCTCATCTGTTATCTGAGTTTCTTCTTCAGTTGTTTCTATTACTTCTTCTGTTGGAGCAATAATGCTCTCTATGGCAGACTCAATGCTACCATCGTTTGTTGGTTCAGTCGCTGTAGTATCCACGGTGCTGATTCCTCCTATTTATTACGTTTACGCTCACTAATCTTATGGTCGTCAATGACGCTTTCCATATAACTAGTGATGCCATCTATCGCACGAATAATTTCATGCGCTCCATCACGCTCATCCGTTGTCGAATGCGCATCCATAAAGACCAATACTTGCTTCTCTACGACTTCAGAAATAACGTCTTTAAAAGTGTCGTCATTCATCAATGTTCTTATCTTAGCAGATTTTTCGCTTGGGTTCACTAGAATCTTCCGCCTGTTACTGCTTGAGCAGGAGTTGCGTCAGGGTATCTAGGTGCGTTTTGCATCTGTTTAATTCTTTCTAGGTCAACTCTTGTTCCATGGTCGCCTAATATCTTGGCTGAGTCCACTAACAAGTCTTGGTCCATTTGGTCACGTTTACGGTCATCGTCTGCGATAGCCTTCTGCGCTTCAATCTCTAGCTTCATCATATCTGTCTGAGCTTTAGCCTGTGCCTTAATAGTCTCTGCTTGTACAAGAGCTTGTGCTTCAGGTGAAGTCTGTGGAGGTTGATTAGCTTGTTCTTGCTGTTTCTGAGCAACTAATTGTGCTTCAGTCTCAGGAGTCATAGGACTATAGTATCTATCAACATTACGCACACCTGCTAGAACTAAAGTATCTGCTAGAGTGTTACGCATTCCTGTCATAGTTACAAGACCGTTACCCGGACCGTATGCTTGCCAAATTTGCATCTGAACTTGGAACGCTTGATTAAGTGCTATAGCTTTAGAGTCTTCTTTACCTGTTCCTAAACCTACATTTACTGTCACATCCATAGATGTATTCCATGAACGAGGGTCAATCGGTACGTATTGTCCGTTTAGACGCATCATAGTCTCTTCACAGCTATTTTCTACAAGAAGTTTAAGCATTAGCTTAAATAGACGTTTCATGCCACCCTCGGCAATATTTCGAGCCATTACTTCAACTTGACCTGCGCCTTGTTGAGCAGTAAGTTGTGCGGCTGTTGCTGTAGTGTTTTGTAGAGCGCTTGGGTCTAATCCCATGCTTGCTTTACTTACGCCTGTCTTAACTTGAATTTCGTCATCTAAGTATTGCATAGCGACTAATGTCTGACCTGCAACAAAAGGAATTACACTAGGCTGAATAGCACCCTGTGTCTTAACTCGTCTGATAGAACCGATTTCGTTATTCATAACGTCATCCATGTTCACTTGACCTTCAACTACATCAATAGACGGGTTGTTTACAAGTGCCACGTTATCCATCATGCCACGTAACATAGCAGTAGATGAATCTTGGTCGTTCATGATTAAATCAGCAATAGAGCGTCCAAAGAATGTATGAGGCTCAGGGTCAATCTCGAATACAGCAAAAGGAACATCGCCCCATGGTTCGAAATCTAATAGTTCTTGATTACCACCGCCTAGCATGAATCGGTGCATAGTTGCTTCACCCGTACCGTAAACATCCATCTTCATATAGGCTTCTGTAACTTCTACAAGTTTCATTGAAGGGTCTTTAACTTGCTCTTCATCGTCTTCTGAGTAACCACTACGTTCAAACTTCTCGGCATCAGAGAATGTGTCATCTACTGAGTTGCCTGATAATTCAGAAACAACATCGTAGTCATAACCCATAGCTACTAAGTCACCAACACGCATCTCTGTCTTGTGAGCAACTACATAAGCATCATCGACACTTCTAGCGTTTCTATCAACAAAGAACTCTTCAGGTGGTACTGATTCAATCATTAGCTTACCGCTATCTTTCTTATGACTAATCTTTAATTCGTATTCAGGTTGTTCAACTTCCATGCCAAACTCATCTACTGACATCTCCATTTCAGTTGATTGCTCAATTACTGTTACGTTGTCATCATTTACGATAACTGACATTTCTTCTTCAGTAAGGTTTGAGTATGTATGTATTGTTGCAGATGTAGAGTCTTCCCAATATGTCTTCAATACGCCCGTTTTCTTCACTAGAGCGTCATGAATAGCATCGTTAAGCAAAGTATAGCCATTAAGTTCGTTGAAGCGGTAATGAGCATATTTGGTAGCTTGGTCAGCACTTGATACGTCTTCTTGAGTAGCAGGAACATATTCAACAGGATTATCTGATGATAAGAACACTCTCATAAGGCTAGGCTTAATA